ATTGAAACTTTGCCGTCTGCTTTTTCTTTTGAATTTCCGATGTCGCGCCCCATGCGGGCGCGTGGATTGAAACTGGAGTAGTGCTGGCTGCAACCCAAATCCATACTCTTCGCGTAATCTCAATATATGAGCAAACAGTTCCGAGATATGCTCGCTTTCTCCTTCTCCCATCAGGCGGAACCACGCATTTTGGATTGGTCTTTCGGACTTCACAACTGCCACTACCGCAACATAGCCAGGACGGCCTTTGTCCTTATCGGTGTCTTCCGTCGGCCAACCAATACAACCAAACAAATCGTAATACTTTTGGCCGGTATCCACATGCTCAAAATACGACGGACGCTCAACAAACGGACGACCGGTAACAATCGCCTCGTCAATTCTGGCCTGTCTCAATTCCCATGCGTCCGGCGACGTTATTTTTTTAATCTTAATCATCTATCTCATCCTTGTACTGCATACCGCCATACCCAACCGCAAAAGTGATAAACGCCGACGCTCCGTGAGAGCTCCAATCGTGCAATGGCCGATTACTTAATTTCTTCTTTTCCTCGTCGTATTCAGCGCGATAGTTCTTTAGGGCTGATATCCCCTGGGAACATTTATCCTTATCGAACCAACAGAGTGGTAAAATATTTCGTACTGCGGGAATCTGAAATTGAATGATTACATCAATGTTTTTGGCACGTTTGACGACAATAACTGGGTTAATTCCCAAGTCTTGCGCAATTTCCCGGCGCGACTGGGCAATCGCGGAGTTAGTCATCTCGCGGGCGTTGGCGTCATGCGGCATATAATGATTACCGTATTCATAGTGTTTGGATTCCAGAATTTCGGCGTAATGCTCCAGCCCGTAACCGGAGTTTTCGTAATAATCAACGACGTGGTGCTTACTGCCGATATGCTGGATAAACCAGATTGACATCGAGTCATCGACGCCCAGATCCCAAAATGTATCAACTTCGATTCCTTCCTGGTATTGCACATGAGTAATCCTTCCCTCGTTCTCTGCCCGGACCATTTGCTTGGCAAAATACGCGCCCAGCACGGCGCCCTGAAACGAGCACATATATTCCTGCTGGTACATCGCCTCGCCCATGTCATCGCCAAACGTGGCAATAAGCTCAGCCCTGATTTGACGCAGTTTTTCAGCAGTAAATACTGGCGTTTGACGCGCCGTAAGTATTTCGCCGAACCATCCCGGTGTGGACATAGCCATGCGCACCAGTGAGTGAAAATGGTTGTCTCCGCGTGATGTTGAAATAAACGCAGCCCAGCCGCCGTTTTCCTCAAGTATTGGTGATAGATACGCCCAGCATTGCGGGTTACTTAGTGCATATTCCGAGAATGTTATCCCAATCGGTGGTGAACCTACCAGGGCATTATACGTATCCGATCCCACCAGTTGCCAGGTCGAGCCATTGACAAACTCAATAAACATATCGGTATTCCGTATGCTCTTGCGGATTTCCTGTGGAAATGCCTCATCGATTCTTTTTCTGCCGGTGCGTGGATTGACGGCCTCCCAGATAGCTTTTCGACATTGCTTATATTCAGGCAGTAAATGCCAGTAATTCCCGACACGCTCAAACGCTTTCGTGGAACTCGTGTACAGGCATATTTCGTCTTTTCCCCAGCGCCTATGAGCGCATTCAACGGCGCGTAAGCCGGGGCGATCCTGCTGTAAATATTCCCACAATCCCATCTGGTCATCACGGGGTTCCCAGTTATTTGCCGGTAGTTCTGTCATTTTTTCTTTTTGCTCCGGTAAAATTTTTTTATAGTAATATTAAGGGGTTGCAACAAATCAACTTCTTTCTTATCGGTAAATAACTTAAAATATTTACCGAGGCGTTCTAGGTTCGACCCCTTATCTGGTAGTTTAATTTTGGTGAGCACAGCAACACCATCTTGTTCCTCCCCGACAATTTTATGGTACGTTTCTATGGACGAAATAACGGCAGCATCATCAGGGTTAATCTCATCAATCGGTTTCAACCGGCCATCAGCATCAAAAAATCTTCGTGGGTCGTAAAATGACAGTTTTGCAATTTCTTGCAATACTCTGTCTCCAGATATTTCGAGCCGTTTATTTCTCTCATCACGTAACTCCTTAATTCTCTTCTTAATGTTAGGATTTGCAAATATTTTAGACGATTCAGTTCTTGCGGAATCATAATTCTTAGTGCCATAAGTGTGCATATACGCCCGCACCTGATTTTCAGCGAAATCTGCAACAAATTCACGGCATAACTGCTCTTCCTTCGCGCTTAATGGTTCCTCTGCGGTGATTTTTTTAACCTTACGTTTAACTGTTTTTTTCTTGACAGTTTTTCCGGGTTTCTTTCCCACTGTTAATCACTCCTTCAGCAATCTCATTCTAGCGTTGGCCGTCTTGATTGCCAGTGCTTCATCTCCCGTATCCTGGAGCACTCTATTCGCAATCTGCGCGGCCTTTTTTGCCTGCTTATCGGTTAAATTCTTATTGTGCTTTCGCTTAAATTCTTCTGCTGTCCAAGGCATAATAATCACCAGAAATAACTAATTATTCCCATAGCCAGAAGCGCAATCATGAAACTCATCAAACCCACAGCTAAACACACAGCGATATAATCAAATTGGAAAATCAGAAAATCTAAAACCTCTTTTAGTTTTTTCATGGCTCACCTCAACAATATATCCCATCTCCCTCGATAGATAGAAAACCCGTTTTTCTTAAAACACACCGACAAACATCACAGTAACCCTGAAAGCTACGCGCCGTCAGTTTGTGGCAATGAATACATTCATACTTTTCTGTTTTTCTCTGAGGATAATTTTTTCTCTTTTTACGCTTTTCGTTTCTTACGTTGGAACAGTGATTGCAAAACTGTCTCCGGCTGTAAGCATCTGGAATTATATTTCCGCACATCTCACAATGCTTGTCTTGTCTCATGATACCCCCCGTTTTATACGCCTTATGTGTTTTTGTTTTCTTTCCTTTGGCTGTAATTCTTTTATTTTTTTTATTAATAATTCCGGCGCGATTATTTACCTTCCGCCTCAAACCACGTTCCCCATATCGGGCATTGACGTGTCATATCAGTGTCCTATCCCCTTCGCTAAATCCATAAGTGCCGTTGGTAAGACAGCTTTTTTAAAATCATTACTTCGCGTTTCCGATTCCCTCGCATTATATTTACCGTTCTCTATTTTTAAAACGGCTTCCAAAAATTGAGGTATTGCTTTGACTTTTTCTTTGCTTTTAATCAGCGATTCAAGGCAGTGAAGAATTGCGTCATGGTTCATATTTCGTTTATTAGCTTGAACGAAGACTAATATCTTGCGCTGATCTCTTTCGTCAGGGTATCGTTCTCTGGTTTTATCAAGAATAGTTTTTAAAGAGGCCATTAAGTTATCCACAGGTGGCTCTTGCTCCGGAGTTGTATTAGCTTCTCTTATCTTATCTTCTCTTATCTTAGGGCAGACTATTTCCGGCGTTATTCCGGCGTTACTCCGGAGTTTATCTGGAGTATACAAAGGAATGTCTGGCTTTCCTTCTTTATCTTTATTAATTTTTGGCTGTTTCTCTTGAAAATCTGGATAGTTAAGATATGTTTCATTGCCTACCTGATAACGGATGATAAGGCCACTTGCCTCTAGTTCGTCTAGTGCCGCGGCAATGTTATCCACAGAATGCCCCAATCTGGTAAAAACAAGGTTGTTGACCATAACTGGATCAGCATAGAAGTTCCCGTTTACGTCCAGATGCGACAACATCCAGGTATATAACAGCCGCACCGTGTCACTGGATAATGAAGCCAGTTTTTGACTCTTTGAGATTCTATTTTGCAACATCCTTCCTCGTGCCATAAACCACCCCTTATTGATTTTTCTCAACTTCTAAATAATGTTCGAGGGTTGCTTTCCAACCATCTTTAAAAAAGGCATCGTTCTTTTTTACAACGCGGTTTTTGCGTTCCGTAATATCCCAGTGCCAATCTTCACTTCTAACGCCACTGGTAATAATTATGTCTTTAAAATTTGGGTCTTTGTGCGCCGCTTCCACTCCCAGGGTGTGATGATAACTGCACAAGCAAATCCCGTTTTTCGGATCATATCTTGTTGATGTGTTTCTTTTGGAATAGTAGTGGTGAGGGTTTAAATATTTTGCCTGGACATGGCAGTTAGGATATTCGCATTTATTTCCGGCGCGAAGTTTAACAACCTCACCCCAAAGTTTAAGCAGGTGCTTGTCTGATACTGACTTCTTTTTTGATCTACTCATCCATAAACCCATCGTGCGAATTTGCTTTCCGTATCTCATTGACCTTCCGTAAAGCATTTCGTGAAATGCACTCCTGCTGACCATTCTCAAATTCCACCCAGGCGCTATTCATTTTCATTCTTGCAATCACGCGGCAGATGCGTCCATAAAGCGTTTGCCGCTTGGAATTGTTTTTCCACCCGTAAATATATTTTTGTTCGTTACCTAACATTTTATCTGTAAAAAGCCTTGGTTGGTATATCATATGTTACTCATCCATAAACCCATCGTGCGAATTTACTTTCCGCACAGACTCAACAAAATTATTCAGTGCCGCTTCTCGTGCGGCCTCGTTGGCGCAATTTCTGTAATTATTTCTGACAAACCAGAGGCAGTCGCCAGTGAACCCTTCCTCAAAAAACTCACACTCCGGAGAGCCGTAAGGTTTAGAGCATTTGAAGCGCGTAGAACATAAAATTTTTTTCATTTTTAAAAATCATCAAAGTTGATGGCGCCATTTGTGGCTTTAATTATCTGCTTAATAGTCCGCACGGATGGCACGGCACCACCAAGCAGATTATAAAGGGTTTGCCTAGTAATTTCAGCATCTTGCGCGAATTTCGTCTTCGTGATTTTGTTCTTTTTAAGAAATTTTTTAAGTTTCATGATTGACATGCTAACACAACTTTTTTATAGTGTCAAATAAATTTTATGTTGTATAGTAAAAATAACTTGACAAATCTTTTCGACTTTAGTATCGTATGCACAACGAGGCAGAAATGAATCAAGCAGAAAAACAGAATGTAAGAGATTTCGCGGACGAGGAAGTTATTTTATTTATTAAATGCCGAAAACCCTCAAGCCAACATGCCGGGCGGTCAATATGAAGACCATAACGCGAATACGCACCCTGAAGGCATAGGCGGAACGAAGAACCCGGATTTATCCGGCGATCTTGCACAGCAGACATTGTGCAAGAGGTAGGCACAACAGACCGAGATGCAGGTCAGAGCAATTTTACACGAAAGGGGATTGGCGGGTGAGCGTTTGCGGAGAAAATAAATCGCCGCTTGCATTGGGCGCAGTAAATCTCCCAGAGAACGCCCCGCCGAATTAAAATCATGAACAACGATCTTTCATACTTAAGAACTGAATACGCCAGAGAAAAAGATATTGAGTGTTACAGAATTGAAGAAAAAGAAGCGGCAGAAAAGCGTAAAAAAGAAGCGGAAGAAAAATGCAAGCAGAGCAAGCAGAAATGAATTTTAATTTGCCGCGTCCGGCGGATTTGTTTAAACCTGGCACACAGGATTATCGCCTGTATGAGAGATTGCTTGCGGCTCCGATAACCAACGCGCAGATCATTGATGAACTACGAATTTTCAGTTACACGCGGCGGCTATCGGATCTGAGAGAAAAAGGAATCAACGTCAAAGCCACAAGAGTAAGAGAGAGTTTGTTTAAATACGAGATTGAAAGGAATTAATTAAATGCCAGAAACATATAAAACAGGAGAATACAAAGGCAGCCCCACGTTTTCAGTTTTAACCGGAGTGAGCAAGCAGGGCGAGGAATGGTGGTTCACGTTCGGCGTGAAAAAAGCGCAGGCGATATTGGAAAACATTGATGCCCTCCGCCAGTGGGTAGATAAAAACGAAAGGAAATAAAATGCTAACGGAAATTATCCACAAATTAGCGGCGCAATTTCAAGACGAGAATAATCGCGGTTATTCTCCGCGTCCTTCTCTTGCCGGGCCGGACAGATGCGTCAGACAAATTGTCTATATGGCAAACGGTATGCAAGGAAACAAGCGCGGCGACAGAATGTTTTTTACGCTTGATGATTCGTCTTGGCATGAAGAGCTAACGCTTGACTGGTTACGCAAATCAGCGTTTCAAGTTCATAGTGAGCAAATGGAGATCATCGTTACAAACTCAAAACATAATTTTAAAATTACCGGACACATTGACGGAGTTATAACAGACATGGGCGGAAATGATTTTCTACTTGAGCATAAAGCGATCAATCACTTTACCTGGCAGAAATACGAAAACGGCGAAATCCCCGTTGACTATATTGCACAGGTCGCGCTTTATCTTTGCGGTTTGCAAAAAGATAATCCGCAAATGAAGCAAGCTGTTTTACTGGTAAAAAACAAGAACACTTCGCAATACCTTGAATTTCTTTGTGAATACGACACTGCCAAAGATACGCTGATTGTTAAGACAGTCAAGTCAACAGTCGGCGCGTATGCTGAACTCAATCAGGAGTTTCCTAATATTGTTCAATCGTGTTTCGATAAATTCGCTTTGGTCAATCAGTGTGTGAAGAAAAAAGAATTACCGTTAAGGCAATATGATCTTGGCGATTGGCATTGCGATTATTGCCCTTACAACGAAATTTGTTGGGCTGATTATGCCAAAGAATTTGAAGCTATGAAAACAGAAGCCATGCTCCCAAACGAGATTGCGGATATGGTCAGGTATTACAAAGAAGTCGGGGCGCACAAAAAAGAGATTACCGATGAATATGATGAGATTGGCGAGAAAATTAAAACGCTGATGAAGTCGCTCAATATCCGCGAAGGTGTGGCCGGAGAATACGGCGTAAAGTTAAGCCTTACGGAAGTAAACAAAATTGACAAAGCGAAACTGACCGCAAGCGAAATAGAAAAGGCGACAATAAAATCAACGCAAGAAAGAATGTATATCAAAAGAATAAAGGAGAGCACTAATGAAATTCACAAGGATAGTCGGAGAAAACAGGCCGCATAATATTTTACGGCTCCCGCTTATCGGCAAGATACGGCTAGGCATTAAAAAAGTTTCCGCGAAGTCAGGCAAAGAATATCCAACAGAAACGGATTATTTTGTATGTCCGCCGGAAGTAACCAGGGTTTACGGCGATCATCCGCGTATGCTTCCGGTTATGCTTCCGGTAGAAAACGAGGAAATGTTTTTAAGACAATTCTATGCCTGTTACGGCGCTAATCAGAAAATTAAGTGCATGGGAAACGGCGAAGTATGTGAGCGTAGAAACGGCGATAATCAAAAAAAAGAATTGCCTTGTCCTCATCCCGAAAATTGCGAATACGGCAAAGAAAATAAATGCCATGCCAGAACAGTTATTCAAGTTGTCCTGCCTGACGTGAACATGGGCGGAGTCTATCAGTTAAGCACCGGCTCAATTAATTCTGATATTGATATTCGCTCTGGTATTGAGATGAGCAAATCATTATTCGGGCGTATATCGTGGGTTCCGATGGTTTTACAGCGCGAAGAAAAGAAAATCCCCGATCCGGCGACAGGAGCCATGCAGACACATTGGCCTGTAAAACTATATCCGTCAGCGTCCATTGAGCAAGCTAACGCAATACGACAGGACAATAATAGAATCTTGGCTCATCAGGAACGGTTAGCTTTACCCGAACCGGACATCGAGGGTGCGAAGGACGACACACCTACGGAAATTATTGACGCGGAAGAAGTGGCGCAGACAACCAAAACAGCACTGATAAAAAAATATGACAAAGGCGCGGCAGTGCTTTGCCCCGAAAGAGCCAAACAGGCAAACAAGTTACGGCCTAAAGAAGATTGCGATTGTTGTGAAACAGGGAAGTCTAACTGCGTTGCATGGGCGTGATTTTAAGCGTTTAAACGCTTATTTGGGGCGACAATATGAAATGTGAGCAGTGCCATAAGGTAATCGAGAGGCCGAAGCGGCAACAGCGATTTTGCAATAACACTTGCCGGTCGGCATGGCACAACAAACAGCGGGTCAGGATTAAGGATATTCCCGATCTGTTGGAAAGGGCATTTAAATATGAGAATTGAAATATTTTTAACGGAAATAATTAAAGGATTAGCGTGGACTGCCGTAATGTTTAGCGCATTTATTGTTCTTGTGGCGTTGTGGATAATATACCGGCCTGACATTCAAGAAGCATTACGCGCCGCCCAGGGATTGATGTTTGGATAATACCGGGAGCGCAGCAGTCCGCTGAATTGACGGGTTATGCCCGTCAATAGAAAGGTTTTAAAATGAGAATAGAAATAAAAACTAAAGGAAAAGTAAGTGATCCCGACATCCGCGCTTTATATATGATTGTTCACGCTCTTGATAATTCTACGCCGAGAATGAAAGTAGCGAACTTACAATGTGTTGCTGATAAGTTGGGGTATAAATTGGTTAAGGCATAACGACCGACATCAGCCGCTTGT